CTTCTTTTCCAATTCCTGATCTCGAGAATAAAATACTTTTAGATTTAAATTTCTGATAAAAAACCAAAACCATTTTTCTGTAAGAACAGCCCTACTTGTAGATGTCTGAAAATCCATACGTATTGACAACCCAATTAACATTTCTAACATGCTACATGGTCCATTTAATGCTGATAGATCAGCAAAATTTGTGTAGTTTTGAAACTCCTCACGCAAATAAGTACCATCACCAGCACGATTGTCGTCATTAGGAACAAAATAAGTAAAAATATGAGAATGCAACCATCTTAGAAATATAAGATACTGTTCGTCATAAGTCTTATTTTCAACCATTTCAGAAAGAAACTGAAAATATGTTTCTTTTATTTCTTCATTACTCGCTTTCTTCAGAATGGCCATTTGGTTTCTTCACTTTCATTTTTGATTTTGGTATTTCAGGACGAATTCCTAAAATTTCTTGTTGATAGGATTTGTGCAATCGAATCACTTCATAATCAGTTTCGTTTTTTAGATTTCGGACATAAACAATATCTGGATCATCCGAAGTTACTCCAAAACTAACTAAAGCATCTGGACCAAGTAATTCATCAACATTATCAATGAGTTTCTCACTTAAATCAGTTAAAGTATCATCAATCTCATAATACATTAATGTTTCTTGACCATATCCAACTTTAGTTTTTTCATAGTCAACAGCGGTAATAATATGAGGGGCTTTAATATGATTCTCTATTGCATTTTCCACAAGAGTTGTTTGGTATTTGGATGCAAGATCAGAAAGATCCCCCTTTTCCGAAGAAACAGGACCTTTAGAAAATTGATTATATGGAACTTTCTTTTTTAATTTTTTCCCACCTTTCTTTGCTTTTTCAATCATATCGTCAATTTCCTCCTTGGTTACGGGGATCATTTTTACAATTTCTTCCGTTTCTTTTACAATTTCTTCCGTTTCTTTTTCCAATTCTTTTGTTCCTCTTTCCAACAATTCTTTTGTTCCTCTTTCCAATTCTTTAAGAATCGCTTTGTCTAATGACTTTTCTGCTTCTAAAATTTCCAATTTGTAAGCAATTAGTCCCCCTAAGAAGTAACCAGATACTCCTCCAACCAATGCCCCAAAGGAAATAAATAAAACTTTTTTAACTAAGGTGTTCATAATCAAAATCTCCTTTCACGGGATTTTTGTTATATTTAAAATGGTTATACACATAATCGTCTGGATTTGGATATTCTTTTGTTCCATCAAGAAACAAGTCCAGTCAAATCATGTCGTAAATAACCCCGTCGACATTAAAATCGAGTAAAACACGTCGAACATTATAGCCATTAACATAATCTCGATTGTTATCATTTGACGGAGAATACATATTAAAATCAACATAATTATCTCCGTGATTTTTAACCCAACCAACAATTGCGCCAGCTCTACTTCTAGGCAAAGATAACGCATCGTAAATTTCATTTAAGAATACGTGTCCACGAGCTTGCAATAAATGATTGGCAAAAGTTTGCTGCGCTTGGAGAAAGAACAAATTCATAGAATTATCTTTTTTAAATTGAGGGCTTGATTCATCAAACCAACGTCCATATTCACTCAATTCAAAACCTTCTAATTCGGTTTTTTTACTTTCTTTTCCGGCTTCATCAACTTTTTCAGAATCATTCTCCGCTACAAGATTATATCGAAATTGCTTTTCCTTTTCTACACCAATTTCTTCAGCAACACGTTTACGATATTTACTGAAACTCTCGTCCACAAGCTTGTAAGCAGCCATTAATGCTGCATTTCTTTTAGACATCATTCCATGAGAAGCAAGGATTAGACCAATTGACATAATCCCTAATGTAACAGAAGGACCATATAATTTAACAAATCCCACAGCACTCTGAGTATATGCAAGTGCCAAATCCCGTCTGAAATCATTTTCAGAATAAGTAGTTGGGGGATATTTTAGTTTTGCTTCATAAACAGTAGCAAGAATTTCTTTTGATTGTCTTGCAAGTAACCCTGCTTTTGTTGAAGCTTTGCAGGCTAACACAGTAGCAGTAACACCACCAACAATACCCGCTCCTAAAAGAATTTCAGGAGCATATTTTTTTAAAATAAGACCACTGCGTCCAATGACGTTTGTCATAATGCTTTTAAAATTACTAACGTTCATTTAATTTCTCCTTTCGAGTTCCATATTTTTACCTCTAATCCAAAACAGTTGTTTTTGGAAGAGCTAAGGTATATCCTAGTCGAACACGTTCAACATAGGCTTGAGATAGATTTTCCCACCCATATTTATTATCAGACCATTCTCCTGGCAGACCAATAAGATCATAGAAATCTGCCACGGTTACCACTCCGTAATTATCAATTAGATCTACCATATTTGATAAAACTTCTTCAGCATCGGCTCTTGTGTCAAGAATAACATCATCGAAACGCTGTCGAAATTTATTTCGAGAATCTCGTTGGCCACGATCTCTTTCTCTATTGCTAAAAGAATTATAACTTACATGTGTTCTTGATGGGTCTCGATCGCGCCCTCCACGACGAAAAGTATTTCTATTTTTATTTGATTCGCCATAAAGAAGCATTTCAATTCCTGTAGTTATCATTTGAGAAATTGTATCTTTAAATGCAGGAATTAAAACATCATAGACAATATAAGCCCCAATACTTCGAGTATCTTCGCTATAAATCATTTGAGCGAAACTATCAGAAAGAGACTTTTTCTTTTTTATAACACCACCTTTAGTAACCTTAGTAACATTTTTTTCTGGTATTAAAGCCTCTTTCCTACTCTTAAACGAATTGCTAGGATATTCTGCTTTTACAATTCGCGTTTCTATTTCTTTCTTTTCTTCCTCTTCGGAATCAATAATTTCAGACATCTTATTTCCTTTCAAGATTTTTAATCAAAAAAAATCAAATACTATGTTATAGTACTTGATTTGATTTCCATCAACTTTTTAAATTTTTAATGTTTTCAAACCCCGCTTCGAAAGCACTGACCATCTCGACCATGTAGTCGCCGCATTTGCTCATGATCAATGATGTCAACACGAACGACCCGATACCAACAGCCGTCTTTTGAACGGGAGTCATTTCATCGGGTAAATTCTTGTCGATCACCCTTGATACAACAGCACCAACGGAAACTTCACTTACAAGTCTTACAATACCTTTTAATAGTTTCGTATTCATTTAAATTCTCCTTTTGAATGGTTTATATTCTATTATAGGAGATGTAAATTCTGCGAGCGATTATTATAAAGAGAGGACCTGGATTTAGACTTTAGGGCTATAATAAAATAAAATGAAGCATAAAGTCTGTGGACGATCCAACAAAACGTATCTCAGGCGACCTTTTTTATCCTTAACGCCAGTTTCGCAGCTGGTTATGCGTACCGGATGCTGTTTTCGATCCTGCGCGACTCCACTCTTTTATTTAACCTAAACGTTCAATCTTATCCGCTATCTCACGAATATTCTTAAGTGCTTGTTCAATGCCCATTTCTGTTTCACCCCAACTCGCAATCTTTCTTTCTCTTTTCTCTCGTTCTTCTGAAAGTTGTTTGAATCTTTCCTGTTGTTCTTCTAAAGATTGGTTTAACCATCCTAGAATAAGGTCCCGTACTTCATTATTTTTATCAAGTATTAATTTGATAAATTGGGGTTCTGTTATTTTGGTAGATGGGAGGTCGTTCATTTTAATTTCCTTTGTAAAATAACCAGACATTCAGTCCACAAATTATGGTTAAGAAAAAGACTACAAGATAAACAAGATGACGAAAATTTCGAAAATATTCTTCATAATTTTTATCAGTTTTCCATAATTCATGACAATATTTCCGAAATTCCCTAGGCGTTTCAGGATCAGTTTTTTTCATTTTAATCTCCTTTCAAGATTAATGGAACATATATATGAATAGTACACGTAGTATAATCATTAAGACAATTTTCTGCAGGTGCATTAGTTGGCGGAATTAAAGTTTGACCGGTTGCTGGAACAGAATCAATCACAAACATTAAAAACATTACAAGTAAAGCAAACAATATAATTAATATCATAAACATACATGTATGTTGAGTTTTCATTATTATCTCCTTTCAAGATAAAATCGATTTTTATTTTAATTTTTCTTCAATCCAAAGTCCAAAACCGCACCACTTACATTTCCAATCACCACCCACTATATGTTTAAATGATCGTTCTTTTTCGCAATTAGGACAATAAAATTTTCTAAACATTCTGTCTGTCTCCTTTTAAAAGAAAGAGATATAGGGCTCAGGTCGCTCAATTTCCAATGAGGTTCCCTTACATGTCTGACTTCTTTGGCATCAAATCCAAATAGGGAGGTAATCAGATTTTCCTTGGGTTAAGATAGACATTATCCAAGTGCATCTATCTATATACGTCTGCTAGCGAGTTGCCCTCAATGACCCTATATCTCTCTAAAAAAGAATAGGTACTATGTTTCCATAATACCTACTCTAAATTCCAAAAGATCTACTCTTCCACAGATAGTTCTTCCACAGCAAGTTCCATCCCATCATCAAGTAGACCACTTTGCTTGATGACCACCACGGCTACAACAGCGCCAACGACAGCCAATAGCACAACTGATCCTACCTTAATGATTTGAACTTTGTTTGCCTTTAGGACATTCATAAACTTTTCCATTTCATTTCTCCTTTCTAAGAATTTAATTTCATTATAACGTATGCAATTTCCGCGAACTATATTTTTTTCGGTTGGAGTCTATATTCCATTACTATACATGGAATTCCATTTGAAGCTATTTTTGCACTAAAATGTATATCAAGTAAACCATCAGTATCCCAACCCAAATTTTTTCCTAATTCAGTATCTTGAAGACCAATATAATGATATAATTCATTTAAAGGTTTATACATTTCAGTTAAAAGTTCAGAATTAAAATCATTCTGCGCTTTTCTAATATTTTCCATATCGTTTTTAAAATATCGACCAGATAAGGAATCATAAAAAAGAGTTTCACCTTTTCCCGTCACAATAACTTCTTTATTTTCCAATGGATCTCTAAGTAGTTTATCTTGAGCGATTGAATCTCGCATTTTTATTTCTTTATTATGACCGACAGTTTCAATAACTTTTTCTTGATATTCCCTTAATGTCGCTTCGGTTAATGTATAAATACTTGCCAATGCAGCATTTCTTTTTAAATTTATTGAATTAGCACCGATTATGCAGCCAATTGTTACTGTACCAAGCAACATACTAGGAATATAGCATTTCCAAGTTAATTTAACAATCTCTAAAGATTTAAGATAATCACCAACTTCGTTTTCTTCCTTCTCAATAAGATATAATGCTTTTGGTGTAGCTTTTACAGCCAAAATAACAGTGGTAATTAACCCCGTCACACCAAAAAACGTTAAAAGAGAAGGGGATTCTCTTGCTAATATATTTCCAATTTTTTTCATTCCAACATTCATAATTTGATCCTTCCAAGATATGGAAGGAGAGACTTCCTGTGAAATCTCTCCTTTTATTCACTTTTTATTCTTCTCTAAAATATGTTTCTTAATTCTCTTTTTATCTATTATTTTTAACGCATAAAAAGCTCCTTATTTTTTAAATAAAAAATAAATAGTAGTTAATGTAATTAATTACCCCACTTACTCTTCTATTATACCATATGTAATTTCTGCGAGGAAAACTTTTATAAATTTTTCCTCTGGGGCTTTTTTTCGAAAATTAAAAAAGAGAAGGTGTGTAAAATACATCTCCTCTTTTCAAAATAACCTTTCCGAACTAAAATCGGCGTATTAATGATAACGCCTTAGTCGTAATCACATTCAGATTTTCATGTTTCAATATCATAATTATTCCTACGATATTGGTTAATGCAATTAAAACTGCTTCGGGTTCTATCCAACTAGAAGTTTTAAAACTTCGAGCTTGACATACCCCTTGCAAATTCTTTACTGCTACACCATATTCCTCAGAACAAATACTCATTTCTTTCATTGAACTTAGAATGTGATCAACCTCAGTATTCACACTTAATTTAGCCATTTTAATCTCCTTTCAAGATTATATTCATTATAACATGAGTTTTTTCTGCGAAGGAGAGTATTAATGACTAAATTGAAAAATCTTCTTTACTTTTTTTTAACGATTTATTATATTGAGCGGTTCCGAGACCAAGTAATACTCCCAGAAAAGTATCCACAGCTAAAATTGTGCCCATAATTTCTTTTCCATAAGGAAACCCCCAAATTTGAGCGAGAGTAAAATATAGAGTTCCTAATGCTGGTAATGCATACTGCGCGAGAAATTTTAAAACATCATAAAGTTTGTTCGAGAGTTTCATTTTTAAGTCTCCTTTTACTTTTGTCAATGAAATAGTCTGTTTTACAAATTCGAAGTTTTCGAACTTCATCCATTAATTTTACAGTAGCAGAATTCCCACCTAATTCTTTATATGGTTCATATAAATAATTGCAAAGATTTTCGTTTTCGTCGTGTGTAATTTCTCCTCTTTCAATATATTTTAAACATAAATAAACAATTCTATCATGAGCAAGACCCATAAGAAGTTTTTTAGTTAAGTCTTTAGAATCTATGCGTTTCATAACATATAACCAAAATCCAGATGAAGCAAGAAGAGTTGTTAAAACTCCAATAAGTAATTCTAAATGATTAATATCCATTTTATCACTCTGGTCCAACTGCTGACCACGCAACATTAACCTCCAAAGATCCACTAGTTCCTGGACGATTTACTCTAACAGATACCTGAGTTGTACTTATGGCTGTTACAACAATATTGCAATCTGCACCACCAGGTTCAATTGCTTGACAAAAGACTAATGGGTTATAAGCAAATGCTACAGGAAAAGTAATAGTTGTATTACTATACGAATTTCCATTAGATATTATTGCTGCTTTAACTCCAACTTCCATTTTGACGTTTGTTAATGTATAATCGGAAGCACCACCTTCTGCATCATCCCAATGATTTGCTGAGGAACCTTGCCGTTTACCAAGTGTGGGAACTCGGTATTCAATCTTAGAATCATCAACAGAATTACTAGCAAGTTTTGCTTTTGTGACTGCTGAAGCAGCAATACCATCCGTTACAACTGGAGTATTAAGTACTTCTGAATGATCATGATCATTGATCTGATTTTGGAGATTCCCAAATTGTTCTGAACCTAATTCATTCACAACGAAATCAAACCATACATGCCATTCCGCGTCCCATTGAATTAATAGTTCTTCAACAGAAACAACAGTAAGTGGACCAGCGACAAAAGGACAATCATCTGTACCTACTTTATTTGTAATGTTATTTTGTACAATTTCTGTAACGTTAGCACCAACAAGAATGTGGGCAAGAGGATATTGATGAATAGTACCAGTATTTGTCAAGGCTGGTGGTACCGGTTCTGATGCTGGAGTGCCTTTAACGATTTTTAAAGAATTAGCTCTAGTACCAGTTTCGGCATTTATTTCCAATGCAACAATATCTATTCTAGAAAGTGTTGCGTGTGCAGCATCTACAGTTAAAGCTGCTTCAGCATCATTAAGTGTCCAGGTATGATTAAACCAAGCTCGACCTGTCCCAACATAAACCACCATTCCCTCATATTCCGCAACGATTAAACTATCACCAATTGTCGAGAAAACGCCATCTTCAATCACTCCATCAAAAATACTAGAAACTTGGACAGCATCGTAGAGTCTGTCAGAATCAACGGAATTATAAAATCCATACGTTAATGCCATATTTTATCTCCTTTTAATTTGTAATCATTGTAAATTTAGGATATATTTTAATACCAGATGGATCTTGAGAACGAATTAACTCAACTAATCGAGCCTTTCCTTCTTTTCCATATTCATTAGCAATTTGCAATATATCGCCCATAAAGAAATCTTCACCATAAATATATGTACGAGTAATATCAGCTTGTCCATTAAATTCTTCTAGAATAGTATTTTGAGCAAGCTCTTCCATTCCTCGTTGAGCTAATAAAGCATCATATTCTTCATTGCTAAGAGATTCTCCATCAGTTGTTCTTGTTATATCACTAGCATCGGTGAATATTTCTCGTCTATTTAAATCTGAACCACCATCCGGAGAAAGAGTTACAACAACCCCTCTACGAACATTCCCTATACCACCTTCTCCAGCAACTAATGCTACAGTTTTAAAAAGATCGGTTGATGAATCATAATCACTATTTATTAGATTATCAAAATTAGGAGAAAAGACCACATATGGATTAATCTCTTGATCATAAGATCTATCAATACCATTATATAAATTAAATTGAAGTTTTCCTAAACCTGTTAAAATAATTTTAAATCCAACATTTCTTTCTATACAAAGATCTAATATGACTTTATAGAGACTTGTTCCTGTAAATTGACTACTTATTGTCAAATCAGTAATAGAAGGATCTGTAGAAACTTCGAATTCAAGAAGAGTTATTTGTCTATCCTCATCTGTTGGATCTATTGCATTTTCTGTAAGTAATTGTAAAATACCATCTTGAAAATCACCAACCAAACTAGTTAATGACCAAATAATACGTCTATCAAGAATAGATTCAAGAGACCGTCCTTTAACAATTATACTATTTCCTTCTTCAATACTAGATCTAATATGTATATTTTCAATAACCATAAGATGTTCTGATTCTGGAAGTGCTAAATATGATCCTTGATTTAATAGTGCTATAAAAGTTAAATCTGGGGATTTAGAAAATTCAAAATCTCCAAAATCATAATATCTATCCGTCCAAATAAGGGAAGTGAAAGTATCTATTATTCCAATAATTTCAAAAGAAGAATTTAAAATAGTTAGTTCCATATTTTAAACCCCCTCATAAGCAATTTTATTAGTGATTTCAAATTGAATAAATTCACCACCAGTATCTGCACTAAAAGAAAAAAGATTATCGCCTTTATCTATTTCAAACCAAGTAGGACTTGTACCCAAAGCATTGATGATATTTGTGGTATTGCCGTCTCTAATTAGAATAGCATATTTATTTCCTTTAACAGTAGATATAACAATTTCATCTCCAGCACTTATAGGATCTCCAGTTAAAGTTTCAAGTTTAACCGTATCAATGAACATTGTCTCAAAAGTCTCGGCATCCATTATTTCTATATTTGTTGCTTCTCCGGTAAAATGAAGAGACATAATTATCCCGACCGGAGCATCCCCAAGATAATAAATCGTTTTGATATCTGTAAAATTAATTGAACCAAATTCTATTAATTTTTCTGAAGCTGACTCATTAGAAAAAGGCAATTCAAATACTGATTCACTAGATCCAAATGTTGTAATTTGTACATCAGGAGCATACAAATATGGATCGGGACAAATAATGGAAATAATCGAACCTTCATTTGAACTAAAAATATTTATTTCATTAGACTCAACATATCCATATGTTTCACAAACACGATTATCCGTCTCAATAACAATCTTAATTTGCCTTTTTATAGGAAAATATTTATATGATTTTTGACGTAGATCTTCTATTGACGTTATTCCGTATTTTTTAAATATAAAAGAAAACAAAATATTTCTTGTATTAACTCTAGAAGAATTATATAGTGATCCGTCACTTCCAGATATTTCCTCTACATTAATATTTGCTTTTCCTGGATTAAGCCCATCAATACTTTGGATGAGGAACCCCGATTGCTCGGGGAACCTCAAATCCATAGTAATAGTCTCTTCCAGATAGTTAGTTATTTCTACAGAATTAATCATGCTTTAAACCCATCCTTTAGAGATTATTATCCGCTTGTTTTAACCAAGCCTTTCAACATTAACATTTGATTTCTTGTCTGCCTATAAATTTCTAATCTTGATAAGGCAGTTGGAGAGTTGTTAATTTGAGTAAGAGATATAGAAGAACCTTGTCGATCAGTAATCCTATTCGTCGGATCCTCACTAATAGTATTTTGTGATGCTAACCCATTTGATATACTAGAAATATTATTTGCTACTCCAGATACCATTAAAGTTTTATTATTAAGAAGGCCGGCTATTTGTTTTCCTCCAGAAATAACCTCTGTTAAATCAACAACTGGACGAATTGTTGGGGCAAATTCCATATTTTCCCCTAATGAATCTTTAATGCTTTTAACGGCACCGGTTATTCCAGAAACAGCTTTACTACCCATATTAATAGCGGCTTTCTCAACCATAGTTACCATATTAATTATACCATTAGCAAATCCTTCCCCAGTTAATTCGCCAAATATAGTAAAAACTCTTGATGGTGAGAAAATGCCAAGTAGTGTTTTAAGTGCATCAATTGCTCCACCAGCTAACTTACCAATGGCTTTTGCAACACTACCTACTCCGCTAGAAAGACCATTAGCAAGACCTTCAACAATTGCTGTAGCAAGTCGTCCAATCGCTGCTTGTAATTCTGGTACATTCTCATCAATTCCATCAGCAAGACCATTAATAAAGGAAATGATCAAATTAAAACCGGAATCAATAATATCTGGCAATTTATCAGCTACTGCATCGATAAAATTAGTAACTATCTCTATTGCTACCGTTACTATCTCTGCTATATTGTCTCGAATACCTTTTAAGAGTCCCATAATAATATCAATACCAGATTGAACAAATTCGGGTACTTTTTCTGCTAATGATGATAATAGTTCACCAATTAAAAATAATAAAGCA